ACTATTGGGAAATTCAAAACAATAATATTACATTAGTTGCCGACCAAAATGTATATACTATGTTTAGATCAGCAGCAGATGGTGCATCTGACGCTACAGCAGTTTTTGGTGTAGACGATGTATTAGAAGCAAGCTATAGAGATTCAAGTAATGTTGATGTTCCATTAACAAAAATATCAAGATCACAATATCAAGCTCTATCTAATAAAAGTTCTACGGGTCAACCATCACAATATTTTGTACAAAGATTTATAGATAGAGTTACGATAACTTTATATCTAACACCAGGAGCTTCTCAAGCTGGTGATAAAATTAATTACTACTATGTAAGAAGAATACAAGATGCAGGTGCTTATACTAATGCAACTGATGTACCATATAGATTTGTTCCTTGTATGGTATCAGGTCTATCTTTTTATTTATCACAAAAATATGCACCACAAAGAACACAAGAATTTAAATTATATTATGAAGATGAATTAAATAGAGCTTTACAAGAAGATGGGTCTTCTTCTAGTTCTTTCATTACACCTAAATCCTACTTCTCGGAGGTTAACTAATGGCTATTGGTAAGCATGCAAAATTTATTTCTGATAGATCAGGATTAGAGTTTCCTTATAGTGAAATGGTAATAGAATGGAATGGCTCAAGAGTACATGTATCAGAGTTTGAACAAAAACATCCACAGCTAGAACCAAAAAGATTTATGGCTGAACCACAAGGTTTACGTAATGCAGCCCCAGCAAGAACAGAACCTGCAGTTGCTAGATTACTTGGCCCTAATCCATTCTCAATAACTAGTGGATCTACCACAATAACTGTTACAGATACTAACCATGGAAGATCTACAAACGATACAGTAAGATTTAGAAATGTAGAAGGTTCTCCAGGAGGACTAGCATCGACTGCATATACAGCTGGATCTGGTTTTACAATAACAGTCACAACTACAGACAAGTATACATTTACATTAGGATCAACCCCTACTATAACAGAACAAGCAGGAGGAATGACAGTTACTGCAGGACCAGTAACACTAGACGCATAATGGCATATACTTTAACAAATATAACAGACGATATTAGAAATTATACAGAAGTTGATAGTGGAGTATTAACAACTGCAGTCGTAAATAGATTTATACAAAATGCTGAGAATAGAATTTATAGAGAAATAGATTCTGACGATAATAGACACTACGCTACATCTAACCTAGCTGTTGGAAATAGATTTGTGACAATACCGTCTGATCTGAGAAATATAAGATATGTACAATTAAAGGATACAAATGTAACACCAAATACACAAACGTTCTTAGAGAAGAAAGATACTAGTTATATGGCAGCTTTTTATGATACGCCAAGCACGGCTTCTGGGATACCAAAGTATTATGCAAACTGGGATGCAAATTT